ATTCTGGAATATAGTAAGGCAATAAATGTTTTAAGAATTATGTGAGGAATATATGAAATAGTAAAATTTAAATAAATAAAACAATCACATACCTCTAATAAACGTATGTGATTAAGCCAAGAACGCGAAAGCCTCCTTGGGTGATTTAAGAGAAATCTTTTATTGCTCAAGGAGGCTTTTTTATTTATAGAACGGACGAAGAGTCCAAGGGAGTAAAACATGGTAGAGATTAAAGAAGAAACAGCCAAGATTGAAGAAGAATCTGGTGAGGAAGCCCCTCTTGAGGAACAAGAGCCGGGTGAAATTGAAGAGTTAGCCTCCGAGATAGGTTGGAGGCCGGGTGGTGAGCTTGACGCAAAGGATTATATTCTGAAGAGCAGGGATATTCAAGACACTATGAGAGAACACATCAAGACTCAAAAAAATCAATTGAGTGAATTGGATTCCAGCGTGTCGGAATTAAAAATCCACAACGAGCGTGTTTACAGGGCAGAGATCAAACAAAAAGATGCCGAGATAAAAGCGCTCAAAAAAGAAAAAACAGAGGCTATCGAAGAAGGGGATGTAGAAAAAGTCGATGAACTTGATGAACAAATTAATGACCTGAAAGAGGAAATGGTTGAACCATCTATTCAGGTTCCAGCCAGTAAGGATTTTGGAAAATGGGTTGAAAAAAATAAATGGTACAAGGAAGATCAAGAAATGGCTGACTATGCTGATACAATAGCTGACAACAACAAGGGCGCTCCTTTTCAAAGGGTAGCTGCATTAGTTGAATCAAAGGTCAAAGAAATGTTTCCTGATAAATTTCAGACATCAAAAACTATTCCTGCATCACCGGTTGAAGGGGCAGGTAAAAGAATTGCATCTGCAAAATTCACCAAAGCAGATCTAACAGATAGCCAGAAAGATATTATGGGCAAGTTTGTTAAACAGGGAATCATGACAGAGAAGGATTACATTAAAGATATAGGAAAAACACAGGGGGTATTATGAAGAAAGGACCAGGGGGAAGACCAATAAGGATACCATTAGGAACACGAAATGTACTCACGGCTCCAAAAAGAACCGGTTACGTTAGACGGTTTGTAAATGATGAGAAAGACAGAGTTCAGCAATTTGAAGATGCTGGATACAATATTGTCCGTGATGATATTAAAATCGGTGATCCTAAAGCAGGTAAAGAAACTCAGGTAGGAAGCGTTGCAAACAAAGCAGTAGGAGCAGGGGCAAGAGCTGTTCTAATGGAAATCAAAGAAGAATGGTACAAGGAAGATCAAAAAGCAAAACAGGACAGGATATCAGACGGAGAGAAAGACATGAAACGAAAATTAAACGAAAAGAAAGCGGGTCAGTACGGTGAAGTCAAATTCAGTTGACCTCTTTCTTAAATATGAGAGGTAGTTATGGGAAATATAAATAGGGTCGCAGGGTTTAAACCCGTGAGACACTTAAACGGCAATCCTTACAATGGCAAGGCAAGAATGTATTATGTACGTTCTGATTATGCAGTCGCTTTGTTTATAGGGGATGCTGTTATATCTGGTGGTAGTTCAGACGCCAGCGGCAAATACGCAACAATTCAACAAGCGACAGCAGGCTCAGTAAATATCCGTGGAGTTATAATCGGATTTAGCGACCAACCTCATGCGGCTTTTGATGCAACAAATCTTTATAGAACTTATAAGCCAGCTTCAACAGAAATGTATGCTTTGGTAGTTGATGATCCAGATGTCATTTTTGAAATACAAGAAGACAATGTTGACAATGACATGAACGCTGATATGGTCGGTCTGTCAACTGATATTGCAGTGGGTTCAGGCGATACAGCATCTGGTATGTCTGGTATGGAATTGGATTCAAGCGATACTGGTTCTGGTTCTGGTCAGTGCAGGATACTTGGAGTATCCAATAAAGAGGACAATGATCTTGGGACATACTGTAAATGGGATGTTCTAATTAACTTACATGAACTACGTACCGTAGACGCGGACGTATAGGGAGGTAAATCATGGGCGTAATAACAACTGGTAATTTTGCCAAAGATTTGGTCCCTGGCGTTAAAACGTGGTTTCAAACCAAATATAAAGAATACCCAATTGAGTATCTTGACATTTTTGAAAAGATGAACTCTACATTGGCGTTTGAAGAAGAAGTGGGCACGACTGGTTTCGGTCTTGCTGCAATTGTTCCTGAAGGTGACGGCATCGCATATGATGATCAGAGTCAGGGATATATCAGTAGATATACTCATGTTGAATATGGGCTTGGTTTTATTATTACCAGGAATATGTATGAGGATGGTATCGCTGTAACCGTTGCATTAAGAAAAGCCGGGGCTTTAGCTTTTTCAATCAGACAGACTAAAGAGATTGTTGGGGGTAATGTTTTAAACAGAGCCTTTAACTCGGCATATACTATGGGTGCAAACTCAGACGGCAAAGAATTGTGTGCTGATGATCATCCAAATAAATCTGGTGGGACTTGGAGAAATAAATTAGCAACAGCAGCAGACCTCAGTGAAGAAGCATTAGAGCAAGCATGTATTGATATTGCAGCTTTTAAGACTGACAGAGGTATGACAATTGCTGTTAGGCCAATGAAGCTTATCATTCCTACCGCGCTTGAGTTTGAAGCGTATAGAATATTAAAATCAATTGGCAGGGTTGATACTGCAAATAATGATGTTAATGCAATTCGTGCATCAGGTAAAATTCCGCAGGGAATAGCTGTTAATCATTATTTAACTGATCCAGACGCTTGGTTTCTAAAAACTGACTGCCCAGATGGGTTAAAGTATATGGAACGTAGAGCAGATTCATTTGCAAGTGAGAATGATTTTGATACCTCAAACGCAAAGTTTAAAGCGGTCTTTAGAGGGAGTTTTGGATGGTCAGACCCAAGATCGCTGTTTGGCTCACCCGGAAATTGATATTTTTAACTAACCAGTGGTTCGGTGATGAGCTTAGCCACTGGTAACCGGGTAAATGAAAGTTAAAATCTTTCAGGCAGTCTTTTGAGATAAAGAATGTCCCAGGAGAAAAAGATATGGGAACAACAAATTATCCGAACGGTGTTACTTTTGACACCACAAAGTATATAACAAATATTTCAGGCTCGACAATTCCAACCGCAGGCACAGCCGGGTATAATCAGGGGTGCATTTTTTATAAAACAAATGCTTCTGCCGGTCAAGCTTTGAAATGGATCAATCAGGGGTCTACAACCTCTTGTTTATTCGTTCCGGCAGGTGAAGTTTTCGGGTATGGAATTGTAGCAGCAGGTGGGCCAGTTGATTGCGTGAATGGTTCAGCAGCAAGCACTTTAGCACAAGACCTTGTGATGGAAACGGATATAGCTTTTAGCGGACATGCCGTTTCTGATGATAATGACCAGATTATATCTGTCATTGCTACAGCAGGGAAAGCTAATATTACATCAACAGCGAGCGCAGATCCCGTAACAGCACATGATTATGTGTGGGCAGCGCTTAGGAATAAATGTATTCCAGCTTTCGATATTGTAGCTGCTGGTACACATACAACCGTTGGTGGTAACGTAGCCGAGGCAATAACTGTTACGGGGGCGTTGGCTGGAGATATTGCTCTTGTTAATTATTCTGCTACTGATGATACGGACACTGTAAGCGATGCTGTTGTAACAGCAGATACTCTGACTGTAACAGCAAGCGCAGACCCATCAACTACTCATGGTTTTCATTATGTAGTCTTGCGACCAAGAGGAACTTTTAAGCCCTCTCATTATATTGCTTATGCTGGCGTACATACTACAGTTGGCGGTGCTGCTGCTGAAGCTATAACGGTCACAGGCGCATTGGCGACAGATGTTGCTATTGTTTGTTATAACACAACAGATGATACTGACAGTATCTTGAAATGTGTTTTAACAGCCGATACGTTAACCGTTACAGCAAGCGCAGACCCATCAACAGCGCACAAATTTGCCTACATGATTTTAAGGGCGTATTAATATAACAATAAGTACCCTTGGCTATTTACAAGGGTACTTATTATAACAGGAAAACGGCTATGAAAACAATAAATTTCAATCCTGGCTTTAGCGAAGGCGAAGTAAGTGTAATGGAAGTAAAAGGCTTAGACATTACACAAATCAGAGTCAATCGCAATTCAGGTAATATTGATATTGTTTATAATTCGTTCGATGCCGATGAGCTTGAAACCATATCTTATGTAAAAATAAAGGAAATGGTTGAAGAAAATGGCGGGACGTATGAAAACAAAAAACAGGGGATTAAATTTTTGACAAATTTATAACCTATAAAAGCGTCCTTCGGGACGTTCTTAAATGAACGCTTTTTAGGAGATATAAAATGAGCACACCAAAAAGGTACTCAAATGGAATAACAAATGTAGCTGCCGGGAATACATTGGCAGCATTTATTGACACAGACCCCACAAAAGTTGTCACATTCTGGGACGACTTCATGCCTTACAC